TATTTAACTTTGATATAAATTTAGAAGGAGCAGGAGCAACTGACGGAGACGTTGTATCTAAACAAAGATTCCCTCTTTTATTACAGGCAGCTGCAGGAACTACAAGTGTATTCTGTTTCATGCTTTTATCAGGAACAGACGTTACTCCTAACATGTCGGTTGGCGATTTAGAATTAGTACTCGGTGTAGAGTATTAATCAATATGGTAGATAATGAGAATACATTCCTAAACGCTGATAATATTTACGAAGAAGTAGAGGGCGAGTCCGGAGTACAATTAACTTTAGAAGAAGACCAACAAAGAAATCTTATTGGTATTATTAAAGGTAGATTTACACAAGCTGAAGACGCTAGACAAGCAGACGAAAAAAGATGGTTAAAGGCTTATGAAAACTATAGAGGTCTTTATGCTAAAGGAGTTAAGTTTAGAGAGTCTGAAAAATCTAGAGTATTTGTAAAAATTACTAAAACTAAAGTACTGGCTGCCTTTGGACAGTTAGTCGATGTTATTTTTGGAACAGGTAAATTTCCAATCGGAATTACAGAAACTAAAATACCTGAAGGCGAAACAAGTTTTGCACATCTTGATGCTGCTAGTCCTACACCAGGCTTAGAAACTACACAAAGCGAAGTACCTGACGATATCGGTAATAGAGAATTAGAAAATCCATATGACCTTGGTTATACAGGAGACGGTAAAACTTTAAAACCCGGAGCTACTTTCTATAACGGTGTTTTTAAAGACACTATTGAAGACCAAGCTAAAGAAGCGGGTATTCTTAAAGATGGTGTAAGTCCCGACCCACAAAAAATTGAAGTGTCTCCCGCACAAAAAGCTGCAAGAAGAATGGAAAAACTTATCCATGACCAAATAGAAGAATCAAATGGTAACTCAGAATTAAGAAATGCTCTTTTAGAATCTGCTCTATTAGGAACAGGGATTGTAAAAGGACCATTTAACTTTAATAAAAAATTACACAAGTGGGATATAGACGAAGAAGGAAACAGAAATTATAATCCTTTAGAAGTTAGAGTTCCTAGAATAGAATTTGTTAGTTGTTGGGATTTTTATCCTGACCCTAACGCAACTAATATGGATGAGTGTGAATACATTATTCACAGACATAAAATGAACAGAAGTCAGTTAAGGCAGCTACGTAATATGCCTTACTTTGATGATGATGCAATACGTAACTCTATTCAGATGGGTGCTAATTACGTAGAAAAAGATTTTGAAAGCCAGTTAAAAGATGACGCTAGAAGTGACGAAGATGTCAACAGTAGCTTTGAAGTTCTTGAATACTGGGGAATGATGGATGCAGAATATGCACGACAAGTAGGTATCGACTTACCCGACAATGTTGATGACTTAGATGAAGTGCAAGTAAATATATGGACATGCGGTATTTATTTGTTAAGAGCTGTATTAAATCCGTTTGCTCCATACAGATTACCTTACAATGCTTTTCCTTACGAAAGAAACCCATATAATTTTTTTGGTATTGGCGTAGCTGAGAACATGGATGATAGCCAACAAATTATGAACGGTCATGCAAGAATGGCTATTGACAACCTAGCAATGTCTGGGTCTTTAGTATTTGATGTAGATGAGTCTGCTTTAGTAGGGGGACAATCAATGGAAATATATCCAGGTAAAGTTTTTAGAAGACAAGCTGGAATGCCAGGACAAGCTATTCACGGTTTAAAATTCCCTAATACATCACAAGAAAATTTAATGATGTTTGATAAGTTCAGACAACTAGCAGATGAGCAAACAGGAATACCTAGTTACTCACATGGACAAACAGGTGTACAGAGTATGACAAGGACTGCTTCAGGCATGTCAATGTTATTAGGTGCTTCTAGTTTAAATGTTAAAACAGTTATCAAAAACCTTGATGACTTTTTATTAAAGCCACTTGGAGAATCTTATTTCCAGTGGAACATGCAGTTCTTAGAAGATGAATTGGATGTTAAAGGTGATTTAGAAGTTAGAGCTACGGGAACAAATAGCTTGATGCAAAAAGAAGTACGTAGTCAACGATTGACAATGTTCTTACAAACTGCACAAAGTCCTGCTATTGCTCCGTTTGTTAAAATTTCTAAACTTGTAAGTGAACTAGCCTATAGCTTAGATTTAGACCCAGATGAAATTCTGAACGACCCTGAAGAAGCAGCTATAATGGCACAAATAATAGGAATGCAGAATGCTGGACAAACAAATGGCGAGGAACCTCAACCCACTGGTGAACAGCCCCCAATGGGAGGCGTTCAAGGAGTACCTCAAGGACCTCAAGAACTTGGACCTACAGGCACTGGCGGTGGCAACATCGGAACAGGAAATGTACCGACTCCAGGGGAAAGTGAATTCTCTGGTCAGATTGGAACAGCTGGACCTACGAGTTAAAGAAACTATAAACAGAAAACAAGAGGAATAATAATATGTTAGAATTTATAAATGGATGGATAGCACTAATACCTACAATAGTAATGTGTGCATCTTTAATATGTGCAGCAACGCCCACACCTAAAGATGATGAAGCATTAGCTAAAGTATACAAATTTTTAGACTGGTGTGCATTAAATATAGGGAAGGCTAAACAAAAATGAAATCAATGTTAAAACCAGATTACTTAGACTTAGATAAGGATGGTAATAAAACTGAACCAATGACAGAAGCTGTTAAAGAAAGAAAACCTTTGTATGGTGGAGGTGCTGGAGCATCTAAAAAGAAAATGGGTTACGCAGAGGGTGGTTCATTATTAGCTGATGACATGCCTATGGAAGAACAAGAAACCCCAATGATGCTAGAAGCTATGCCAGAAATGGCTTCTGATTCTGAGATGGAAGACAGTTATTTAAATTTTATAATAAAGGAAGCATTATCAGAAGAAGAAGAAGATATGTTAATGTCAAAATTAGAACAAGACGAGCAACTATCAATATTATTTGATAAAGTAGTAGATGTTGCTCAAGAATTTGCTGGGAACGGACCTGTTGAAGGACCGGGCTCAGGAGTCTCTGATTCGATACCTGCAAGGTTATCGGACGGAGAATTTGTTTTTACTGCAAAAGCTGTGGAAGAAATCGGAGAAGACGTTTTAATGTCTATGATGAAAGAAGCTGAAGATGCTGCAGGAGAAAGAGAAGGGTTTGCAATGGGAGGAGTTTACGATGAAGAAGAAATAGAAGATGACGAATCTAATGTTTCTAATGACATGCGTAAAGTTAATCCTAGATTAAACCCGAACAGTAGATAAAGCTACCCTAGGATACTAGGCACTTTATTAAATAAAAACCGAAAGGCTACCTTTACAAAACAAGCCCTCTAGTCGACATAGAGCTACCTTGTGAACAAAGCCCCAATTAGGAGAATAGAAGATGACTAACAAAGTCAAAAGAGAAGAAGTACCAAACCCTTATAACGCAAAAAAGGATTGGCACACAGTTGATGAAAAACCTTTTCAATCATCAAATAGTGTTTATTTTGAAGAGCCACAGAACAAGCTTTTTAAAAGTAATGATATAACTGAAGTGGAAGCTGAAGGAAGTGTTAATACTGAACAACTGGAAACTACTAAGGAATCCCCTTATAAGAAACCAGATTATAAAAAACGCTATGATGATTTAAAAAAACATTATGATAGTAAACTTAACGAGTTTAAGTCTAGAGAACAAGAATTAATAGAAGAGGCTACGCAAAATAGAACCGACTATAAAGCTCCTAAATCTCAAGAAGAACTAGAAGAGTTTAAAAATAACTATCCTGATGTGTACGAAGTTGTAGAAACTGTTGCTCATATGCAATCTGAGTCTAAAGCAAAAGTTCTAGAAGAACGCCTTAGTAAACTCCAAGAACGCGAGACACAGCTAGTACGACAAGATGCAGAAAAGACATTAATGAACAGACATCCTGATTTTGAAGATATCAGAAACAGCGATGACTTTCATGAATGGGCAAAGGAACAACATTCATCTATCCAAGCTTGGGTATATGATAATAATGACGATGCCAGTTTAGCCTCACGTGCCCTTGATTTGTTTAAAAGAGATTTAGGAATTGAAGCTCCTGAGACAAAGTCATCTTCTAAAAAACCGACAAGACAATCTGCTGCAGATATGGTCTCCACTAAAACAACTAGTGTAGAACCAAACCAGGAGAAAGTCTGGTCACTAAAGGAGATAGAAGCTATGTCTGTACAAGAGTTTGATAAGCATGAAGTTGCAATATCAGATGCTATGCAGCAGGGCAGAATCTCAAGAAATTAAACTATAACTTAAAGGAGAAAATATCATGGCTCAATTTTTTGAACCGAGCACGGATACTAACGCCAACTTTGGAAACTCAGTTGCCGGACAGACTAATAGTTTCTTTTTACCTTCGGTTTACTCTAAAAAGGTAATGAACTTTTTTAGGAAAGCCTCGGTAATTGAAGCTATCACTAACACCGACTATGCCGGTGAAATATCATCTTTCGGAGATTCCGTAAAGATAATTAAAGAACCCGTTATTACAGTGTCTGATTACACTAGAAATAGCGATACAACTGAAACTAGACTGACAGACCAAGAGATTTCTTTGGTTGTTGATAGTGCTAAAGCTTTCAAATTCATCGTAGATGATATTGAAACTAATATGTCACATGTCAACTTCAAAGAGATTGCTTCTTCATCAGCTGCTTATGCATTGAAAGATTCATATGACGCTGCTGTATTAGCAACTATGTTTGCTGGTTGTTCAGCTGCCTCACCTAATCACATTTTAGGTTCTGACAGTGCTGTTGATTTAGCAGCAGGAACTTTTGATGGAACAGGTAACTTAGATATTGGTTTCGGTTCTAGCGAACACGACCCTCTAGACCTAATGGGTAGAATGGCAAGACTATTAGACGAACAGAATGTACCTGAAGAAGGTAGATGGTTTGTTGCAAGTCCTGACTTCTATGAGATATTAGGACAATCTAGTTCTAAATTACTATCTGTCGACTATAATGGTGGACAAGGTTCTATTAGAAATGGACTAGTATCAAGTGGAAAACTACGTGGATTTGATATGTACAAGTCAAACAACATTGCTGCAACATCTAATGCTGCTGGTAAATGTATGGCTGGTCACATGTCTTCTACTGCAACTGCTAACACAATTCTTTCAACAGAAGTATTGAGAGACCCAACATCGTTTGGTGACATTGTTAGAGGCTTACATGTCTATGGTGCGAAAGTACTTAGAGATGAAGCTTTAGTAAGTGCATTCTACGGTATTGACTAAGTTGTCAAATTTGGAGGGGTCTTCGGACTCCTCTACTTTTAACACATAAATTTTACAAGAGGTAAATAAAAATGACAATTGAAAATATAAGAGATACTGGACGTAACTCAGCAAGAACAGTTGATGTTCGAGTATTAGCTGAGAAAATTCAGAAGCCTTCAGACGTTGAAGTAGTAGTTGCAACTAATGTAATTACAGCAGCAGAGT